GTTCAGAGTTATAGTATAGTCTTTACCGTAAGATAAAATCCTTGCTGCTACCATTATAGCATTTTTATCTCCTACTAATAAATCGTTAAAGTTTAAATCTTTAGTTACTATTAAGGATTTTAATAACTTATCTATTACAGTACCGTTAGAAATATAATTACGGTTAGTAAGAATATCTTCTTCCCTAGCAGTCATATATTTCATTTCTACAGTACCACTAGATAAAGGAGAATTTTCAGGGTATAAAAGCCCTTTTGAGGGTAAATCTACCGTTTCGGTAGGTAGTTTAAATTTAGATTCCATAAATTTTATTGTTTAAAACCGGTTTTATTCTTATAAATATAAGAAAAAAAAATTATTATACAAACAAAAAACCCGGAAAAACCGGGTTCTTTAAGTATATGTAGGTAATTACTTTAGTAATTAAGTACGCAATAATCCATGGCTACAGTTATTGATACGTCTACTGCTTCATCTGAAGTCCAGTCAAATTGACCGAAATCTCCATTTGTAAGGAATGCTCCTTTAATAATCCACTCTCCAACTATATCCCCTACTGGGCCTAGAATGTTAAGAGTTAAATCTTTTTTGTAGAAATCTGAATAACCAGCTCTTCCTGTTACTGACTCGTAAGATAGACGAGCCCACTCCATTACCGCTTGAGCACCAGAAGGTGTGATCGGATCATATAGTGTCATTGTCATATCTTCCCACTCTCTCTTACCTCTGATCTTTCTGTAAGAGTTAATATGGTCAAGTTTGACTACGTTATCAGTGAAGGTAGGAGCTTTTACATTCTTTACCATGAAAGAAGGAATGTTGTCCATGTACATTACAAATCTGTTTTGTACTTTTGGCTCGAACGCCTTAAACATTATTTCGTTTGGATCTAATACTGCCATGTTTGTATTACTTTATTATAAATATCTGTTAATTTAATTATGCTCCGAATGTTGCTCCAGTTGGCTCAACTGTAAAGTCAAGTACTATAAATTCTGCTGTTTTAGCTGGCTGAATAAATACCTGTCCTACTAATTGATTTCTATCAACTACATCCGCTGTGTTGTTTGTGTCATCCATTACTACTCTGTAAGAGTATAAACCGTTACGTTGTACTACTGACTCTAAGTATGGATTTACCGTCGCTAAGAAACGATTACGAGTAGCTACAGTATTCTGTTCAAATACTAAATTTCTAGCTTGGTCTCCTAAGAATTTCTTAAGTTCGATTAATAAACGTCTAACGTTTACTCTATCTAAAGCAGAAGCTTTAGTCTGTAAAGTCTTTTGTCCAAATACCGCAATACCTTGTCCAGGGAAAGTAGCTATTGGATTAATTTTACCGTCATATAAAGTATCACGTTGAGTTCTAGTTAATTTTTGTTCTGCTTGTACTACACCTACTATTCCTCCTCTTACTAATCCTGCTGGTGCGTACCAAGGTGCTGAACTATTATCTGTAAAGGCATATACTCCCGGTATAACCGTAGAAGCAGGTGCCCATACTAACTTACCTGTATCAGATAATACTTGTACCCAAGGCCAGTAAGTTGCTCCATATGATGAATTTAAAGATGTACCTGTAGAAGTAACATTAGATACGGTTGAACCATATCCTTGTAAGTCTACTACTGCAATACAGTCTCCTCTTGTTTCTGCTAAAGTAACAAGACTGTCTAATGGAGTAGTGTGAGTTGCAAATGAATATATTAATCCAGGTGCTGAGATGATATTAAATTGATAATCATCTTTATTTTCTAAAATCGAAATAGCATCAGTATATGAACCAGCAACTAATCCTTGTGTTTTAATATTTGAAATATTATCAAAATAATTAGCTCCAGCTACTGCATTGTTTCCAGTACCACTGTGAAATGATCCTGATTCAGCTACTGGTAAAGAACCTGAATAAGAAGCGCCTGCTGCATCTACTCCTACCGTTACTCCGTCATTACCTAAATAGTCAACTGTTGGGCTAACCGAACCTACATAAATGTAAGAAGATTTATTAACGTAATCTCCTACTGATTTTACATATGTTTTAGTCCCGTCAGTAGCTTTAGTTTTATACTGTGTACCAATTGCCTCCTCTATATAGTTATCAGCATTAGGATCTAATGAGATATTATTAAATGTTTCAAGCACAATTTTTGAATTGTGACTGTCATCCCCTCTACGTATAGATAATGTAAATGTTCCTTTAGAATTATCTACATTAGAAACTTCCCAACGAATATTATCTGCTGAACCTGATTCTAATGATCCTCCAGTAGATTCACTTCCTTGGTCAGATACCGCAGTTGAATTATTGAAAATAGCTCCTTTACCAATAGACTTAATAGTGAATGGTTGCACACTGTCGTTTATTGAGGATGAAATGTGTGTTGAAGTAGCTGCTGCAAATGATCCAGTAACGACTCTTGTTACTAGACAAGTATTACCTCCTTGCTGGAAGTAATTTTTTACCGCTATTGAAGTAAAGTATTCCTGCTTAGTTGAACCAGATTCAAATGATGTACCAAACTTTCTTACGTATTCATTATAAGAAGTTACTACTGATGGTTCTTCGACAGGACCTTTTACTGTAGGTCCGATAATCGCCGCTCCAGCTTCTACAGGGGATGGTTGTATGAAAGAGATGTCATTTTCTCTGGTAAATACACCTGGGGAGATGATAGTTTCTGCCATGTTAGGTCTGTTTAATTTTTTAGTTTATTATAAATATAGTTCAGAAGTCTAAAAACTATAAAAGTCTTTAGTATACCTTTACTTATATAAATAGGAAAGGAGAATCTAAAAAAATTCTCCCTTTTATCCCTTACTTTTTTTAAGAGTTATTTCAATAACTTATGCTTTTGCAGCAGGAGCTGCTTCTGCATTAGGAATAAACTCTCCCTTTGAAATATCAATTGAACCTACTCCATACTTGTCTTCAAGTTCTTTTGCAGCTTCATTTTCTGCTTTTCTAAGGTCAGCTAGAAATTTTTCAGCAGATTCTTTTCTTTCTGCTAAAGTAATTTCAGTTAACGCAATAGAACCTAGTTCTTGAATTAAAGCATTGTTTTTCTGTTGAATCTCTTGTAACTTGTCTAGTTCTTCTTGAACTAACTTTTGATTTGCCATTTTTTTAAATTTTAATTAATCGATTATTATATAATATAGTAATACTTTTTCTAATAAGCAACTACTCTTAAGAAATATATTTAGTTACTACTGTAGGGTTTATTTTTTCATTGATAGAAGAAGATATAGAACTTTTTATTCCGTCTACTGAACCAGAATTTGATGCTATCATTGAACCAGTTGTCCATGCTACGATATCATCATGAGTAACATCGTCCCAAGAAGTAAAGCTTGACAGATCTTCAGTCGATAACGCTTGTGTTCCTATATTAGAAGCAGAATGTGTTACTTCGCTATCTATTAATTGGCCAGTTACTGACCAGTGTACGTTAAAAATTACATCGTTTTCTTCATTTGCAGGATCTTGTGAATCCGAATGAGTGGGGTACGTGTCAACCGTTTTACAGTTCCAGGTATAGGTTATTGCCATTTGTTTAAATTTTATTTATAATAATATGCTATAATAAATAGCACTTAATTTACATTAGATATAATATACTATAAGTTAACATAGTAAAAACCCATATACCTACCACACTAATATACTTTTTTATAGGGGTACCAAAATACTGTTGACCTATATAGATGCATTTATGTGTAGGAGATAATAAATAACCCGAATAACATACCGTAAATAAGAAAAAAAAGTACTCTAAACCTACAATTGAACTAACAATGGAAACTATTCCAGCATACTTACCGGATGATCCTAAAGCAAAAGAACTTAGAAAACATAATAAACCTATAATATAAATACTAGAAGTAATAGATACACCTTTTAAATACTCTTGTATAACTTCATTGTAGTAGGATATTAAGTTTGAAAAAATTATTACTATTCCTACACTCAAAATTAATTTCCAATTTAGATATTTTACTATATTACCCCAAGAATTAGAATAACTAACAATATATAGCGTAAGAGCACTAAACAACTCTATATACCTATTAGTAAGTCCAGCTAATATTAAGGTTACTATAAAAGGTATAAAGACACTGTAAATATTTGTATAGTTAATGTTAATAATTTTAGGTATTTCTATATTAGTATCTTTAAATTTATAAATGAATATGCTAATAATAACTATAGAAATTATAAGTAACGGATAAAGTATATTAATCAATTCAATATAAGTTAAACCTAATACAGCCATTGGTATAATTACTGTTTTTTCTAATGGAGACCAAATATAGTAATGGTGAGTAGATAAATAATCTAGTATACCGTAATTTTCTCTTCCTTTTTTATCTTTTGGTGCAATCGTATCTAAAATACCTGCTGATATAGCTACTCTACCGGGTATTGGTAGTATTCCTCCAAACAGTGAAATTAAAAATAAGACTATTTTTTTAGATTTTATAGTATTCAGTAAAATACTAAAAATATCAGTAAGATATCCTTTTTCTTTTAAAATACCTTTAACTATCATTATGAATGATAAGTAAACTAAAAAGCTCTGATTGTTGATTAAAATCTCCATGCAG